TGGGGTTCTGCTTTTGACAGACCTAGAGCCATTGAATTACGTTTTAAAACAGATGGATTAATAAATAATACAGCTAGTCTTATAACCCAAAGTTTATGGTCATTAGATACAGGAACCCAACTTAGATTAAGATATACAGGCTCAGGATACACAAGTGGATCATACTCAGGATCAATTAAAGACCCTTATTATCAGTATGCTTTATTAGAATTTATTCCAAATATATCTTCTTATCCAAACCAATCAGCAAGTGTTTACTTACCTTTTTATAATGGTGAATGGTGGTCTGTTGCAATAAATAAAGATGCTGCTTTAGAGTATTTTGATCTTTATGCTGCTAATAAAAACTATAAAGGAGAAGACGGAAACACAATTTCTTTCCAAGCATCTTCTTCAGTAACGTCCTCTGATTCAACTCATTGGTCAACAGCTAATACTTCATACTTTGGATCATCTTCAGTATCTTCAAAAGTATTTACTGGTTCTTACCAAGAAATTAGATACTATACTAGTGCTGTTTCAAAAGATAACTTTGATGCTTATGTGATGAATCCTTACTCAATTGAGTCAAGTGAATACCTAGCATTTAGAGCAGCATTAGGAGGAGAATTATATACAGCATCTGTTTCAATTCATCCAAAAGTAACAGGATCTTGGGTTACTACTTCTTCTTTTGTTTCAAACAGTACTTTTTATACAGCCTCAGGAGGTGATTATGCTTCAAATACTGAAGTAATATACTTTGATCAGGTACCAGCAGGTATTCAAAACGCTATTTCACAGAAAGTAAAAACACAAAATATTGTTTTACCTTATAGTAGTAGTGATTCTAATATTCCTAATGCCGATACATTATCTCCATATATTTCTGTACAACAATTTCCTTCAATAAGTGCTAGTTATACTAGAGATATTGATTATGTTGAAGTAGGTTTTTCACCACAAAATGAAATTAATGAAGATATTAACTCAACTTATGGTTATTTCAACATTGGAGAATTAATTGGTGACCCAAGATTCCAATCATCTTCTTTAGCCACTTACCCAGATTTAGATGCTTTAAGAAATCGTTATTTTGAAAAGTATATTAACAATTATCAAGAATGGGATTATATTAGATTAATTCAATTCTTTAATAATGCTTTATTTAAAACAATACAAGATTTTACCCCTGCTAGAACTTCTTTAGCAGCAGGTATTATAGTAAAAAATACAGTACTTGATAGAAACAGATACAGAACACCACAAGTAAACATTTCTGAATCTATTGCTATGGTAGGAAGTGGAGCAACAAATGTTCCTTATGTAGTTGAAGACCAAACAATTACAGGTTCTATCATTTCTGGATTTATAACAGGTTCAAGTGGAGGATCAATGCCTAACTTGTTTGGTCAAACAGCCTCTGTTCTTGATTACAACAACGTTGTAAATATTACTCAAAGTTGGACAGGTTCCACTCCATCAGTATCAGGACCTGTAGCTTTTACACAAAATACTCAAATAGAATTTTATAATGGAGAATTAAGTGGTTCTAACAAAGTTGTAACCAATGGTGATTTAAGTGATTGTAATGTTGAAATAATTTCTGTATATAATACAGCTTCATTATTTGGAGATACTATACAAATATTAACTCTTAATCAATATTTTAACAAATATAATTTAAATGTAGATAAAACATATTATTTATCTTTTACCATTAGTAATGATGCTGGAGCTTTCTCTTCAGGAGGAATAGCAATATGGAGTGCTCCAGATCCATCAGGAAATTATAGAGTATTATATGACTCTCCAGCTATTACTGCAGGTAATTCTCTTTCTATTAATAAACTTCAAATTCAAGGTGCTTTACCTCCATTACAATTTGTTTATTCCCAAACTGGAGGAGGAGGAGGTTTAGGAATAATGAGTATTACCAACTTTACATTATTCGAATCTTATATTGAACCAGATTGTTTAGTACTTGCTAACGATGCTCAAGTAGCAAGACCAAGTACTTTATATTTTGATGTTGATTACAACGTAGGTAATTCGATTCCTGTAAACCAACAAAACATATTAAGTGGACAAGCTACTCCTGCTACTGTTCCTGATTCTTATTATACAACAGCTCGTGTAGCTAATCCAAGATATTGGGGTTGTGAGTTAACTACTTATGAATCTCGATCAGCTGCTGAAGGTTATACAAATTATTTTGGATACTTTACATATGTTACAGCTTCTGCTCGTGTACCTAACCCTGTAGGAAACGTTAATCTTATATCATTAATTGATATTAATGGAAGTCCGGTTTCACTTGACCAATCAATTGGAATAGGATTAAACCAAAATACATTTATTTCTGGTACTTTAGCCACTGTTTTATTCCCAACAGTAGCAACAGGTAGTCCAGATACTGGAAGCCAGTACTATGTAGAAGTTCCTGGAGGATTTTATGGTCCTGGTAACCAATATCCTATAACTGAAAGTGCAACTAACGTAGGTTTAGATGGATGGTTTGTATCTCCTGAAATATCTTCCAATCCTGGATTGATTATTCCTGGAAACTTTAATCCATCATTTACAGGATCTTTTACTCAATTAGCACAACAAGCTGGATTTTTCCGAAACTTATAATTAAAATTGATAAACTTATATATTTATAACAAAATACTAAAACATGGGATACTTAAATAATACAGTAGTAACCGTAGACGCAATCTTAACAGACGTTGGGCGTCAATTACTAGCCCAACAAAACGGTCAATTTAGAATTACTCAATTCTCTCTAGCAGATGATGAAATTGATTATACTTTGTACAATCCTAATCACCCATCAGGTTCTGCATATTATGGTCAAGCAATTGAAAACATGCCTTTATTAGAGGCATTTCCTCAAGCTACCCAAACTATGAAGTATAAGTTAACTACTTTACCTCGTGGAACAGCTAAATTACCTATTATTAACTTGAATACAGCAGCTATTATTATTCCTCAAGGAGGAACTTACAACCTTACTCCAGAAACATTAAACTATACTGGTGGTAATACAGTTGAATCTTCAGGATACTCTGCTACTATTTCTGATGTTAGATTGTTTAGTACTTTCCAAGGTGTTGGTGTTCAATCAGCAGATGTTACTGCTCTTAATTTAACTAATCAAACAACAACTTTAGGTACTTCTATATCAAGAACTGTAGTAGGAACTACAATCAATATGGTAGCTACTACTGTTAACCAATTATTTGGTACTGCTACTCAATTACAAGCTACATTAACTGTAGTAGGTAGAGATAGTGGTGCTCGTTTGACCGTCCCTGTAACCGTTAAAAAAGTTTAATAAAATATAAAAAATGGCTTTCGTAAGACTAACCGCTGATGATTTCGTAGTAAGTACTGATTCTATTTCAGCAACTGCTTGGACAACCGGCAACCCAACATTATCTACTTTCTTTACTTCCTCTACTCAAGAAAATGGAAGTTCAGGAGATTATTATTTAAATGTATATGATACTGGATCTGACCTTTCAGGTTCAGCAGTCCAATTTGCTATTGCTTATGGTAATGCCTATGGTAGTGGTAGTTTAGCATATAATACATCAGTAGATGGAAAATCACCTTCAGCAACCATTTATGGACAATGGCAAGATTTAGCTATTGGAGATGAAAATACAGACTTTATTTTTGGTAATATTACTGCTTCTGAATTTTTTGCTTTACCTTTAGAAAGAACTTGCTATAAAGAAGCAATTTTCTTAGGTTCATTAACATTAAAAATTTCAGGAAGTGGTCAAACATTATCTCTTACAGACAATAGTGCTTATGCTTCTACTACAATATTTAATGAAGCTGGTAGAGTATATCAATTAATTTCTGGATCAGCTGGTGTTAAAAATACTTCTGTAAATACAGATGGATATACTACAAATTCAGGTTCTTATGGTTGGTTATTACCAGATGTAGGAACTATTCTTTTAAATCCATTAGCTTTATCATGTTCTAAAGCTGACGGAGGTATTGATTTCCGTTGGAGTGGTTCAGCTACTGCTTCTGCTGCACCAAACGAAAGTCCATTAGTTTCTATGTATTATGGAATTAGTGGATCTGGAGCTGCAGCTGCTGGTTTTACTATTAACTCTCAAGAAAATATTACTTCAGATTATGTGTTTGTAAGACCAAGAAGTTCAGAATTTAACTACTCAGAAAACCCATCATTTATTTCGGGTTCAACAGGTGAGGTATTATTTAGTACATTTATCAATAACCCACAAACCTATATTACAACAGTAGGTTTATATAATGATACAAACCAATTATTAGCTGTAGCTAAATTATCTAGACCTTTAAATAAAAACTTTACTAAAGAAGCTTTAATTAGAGTAAAATTAGATTTCTAAAATGAATGGGTGCCTTCAAACAATTTCTAGCAGCAGACATAGTAGTCACTCCTCTTGAATTAAATAAAAGATTTAATTTTGAGGGGGCAGCTGCGTTAACTGGTTCTAGTGTAGGTATTGATAGATTTTTAGGTTTAAATACTAGTTCTTTATTTGATCCTTTAACTGATCCTGTTACTGGAGAAGTTAGTACCCAATATCAAAGATTAATATACAGCTCAGCAAAAGAATTATATTATTCTAACTATTTAAATGCAACAGCTAGCTATGGATCACCAGCATTTACTGCCTCAGTAATTCCTGGATTGAATGAAGCTGGAAACGTTTTAGTAGGTCCTACTTCTTCAGCAGGTCGTTATTGGAATTATTCTCAAACAACTTTAACTTTTGCCCATTATTTTCCTACTCAATCTGATGCTACAATAGGTGTATTATCTATTCCAGCAGGATTATATGGTAATTATATTCAACCAAGTTCTTTTAAATGGATATCAGATAGTGGTTCTATTTCAGATGACGGAGAAGGAAACCTAATTTTTGATTCTTCAGGACAAATAGTAGGACAAATATTTTATCCCCACGGATTAGCTGTTATTACAAGTGATGGCCAACCTGGAGGAGATGCTTGGGGAACAGCTGTTTGGGGAAGTTCTTTATATGGAGTAAGTGATGTTACTATTATTGATAACTTTGTTACTTCCTCTAATGTAACTTGTTCGTTTTCATCTTCACTTACTATCTACGAAACACAGTATAAATGTACAGCAAGACAAAACGAATTTAATTTTAGCCAAAACCCAACAATTACATCAGGAAGTACTCCTTATTCAAGTTCAGTAGGTACTTTTTATACCCCAGCAGAATACATTTATGATTGGGCAACAGGTTCTTACTTCACACCATACGTAACAACAGTAGGATTGTACGATGAATACCAAAATTTATTAGCAATAGGTAAACTATCTCAACCTTTGCCTTTATCTCCTACTACAGATACAACTATACTCGTTAACATAGACAGATAATGACACTCAAATGGATCTCTTCAGATCCAATCTACCCAGAAGATTGGTTCGGGTTCGTTTACATAATCAAAAATAAAGTAAACGGACGATTTTATATAGGAAAAAAAGTATTTTGGAATAACACTAAAACAAAGTTAACCAAAAAAGAAATAGCAGAACAAACAGGTCCTGGAAGAAAACCAACCCATAAAATAGTTACCAAAGAATCAAATTGGATGACTTATTGGGGTTCAAATAAAGAACTTTTAGCAGATATCAAAGAATTAGGACCAGATAAATTTGAAAGAAAAATTCTTAAACTTTGTAAAACCAAAAAAGAACTAACTTACTACGAGATACACTACCAGTGCACACACGAGGTTTTACTCAATAATGCCTACAACGATAATATATTAGGCAAGTTTTTTACCTCTGACTTGGTATCCCCAAAATAAGTTATTATATTATAAGGGATGCTAAATCAACCCTTAATTGCCTTAACAAATTCTGTTTTGGGAACCGGTAGACAAACAGCAAGAGGTAACTATGCTTACCACTGTCCTTTTTGTAACCACCAAAAACCAAAATTAGAGGTTAATATGTCTGAAAATGCTAAAGGAGAAAATCCTTGGCATTGTTGGGTTTGTGATAAGAGAGGTAAAAAGGTATTTCAATTATTTAAACAAGTTTCTTGTTCACCTGAAAAAATGGCTGAATTAAATGCCATTGTAAAATATGTTGGTCCTGAAACTAATTTTGAGGTAAGAGAAACATTGTCCTTACCTAAAGAATACAAAACATTTAATAACCTAACCAAATCAGATATTGAGGGAAGACATGCTCTAGCATATCTAAAATCCAGAGGTATTACTGAAGAAGATATCCTTAAATACAGTATAGGATATTGTGCAACAGGTCCTTATGCTAAGATGATTGTAATCCCTTCTTATGATGCAAATGGAACACTAAATTATTTTACAGCTCGCTCAATTAATAAAGATGCCAAAGTAAAATACAGAAATCCATCTGTGTCTCGTGACATTATACCATTTGAGTTGTTTATAAACTGGGATATACCGTTTATATTATGCGAAGGACCATTTGATGCCATAGCTATCAAAAGAAATGCTATTCCGTTATTAGGCAAAAATATACAAGCAACACTGATGAAGAAGATTGTAAAGTCTTCTGTAGATAAAATATATATAGCCCTTGACAAAGATGCTCAAAAACAAGCTTTATCGTTTTGCGAGCAACTTATGAATGAGGGTAAAGAAGTTTATCTTGTAGATATGCAAGACAAAGACCCAAGTGAAATGGGTTTTGAAAACTTTACAAAATTAATCCAAGAAACTTATCCATTAACTTTTTCTGAGTTATTAGGTAAAAAATTATTTTTATGAG